GGTTACCACTACACCGCGCTCCTTTGCCTGCCATCCCCTGCAGGCCTTTTTATTCACAACCGGACGATTACATGATTTTAAGCCAACACTTCGAGCTGGCCGAGTTTCTCGTGTCAGAAACTGCGGCGCGCCTCGGTATCAGCAACGACCCCAGTAACGAGGTGATCGTCAACTTGCGCAAGCTGTGCAACGAGGTACTCGAACCCCTGCGCGTGAATCTTGCCCGTCCAGTAATCATTACCTCCGGCTATCGCTCAGCCGAGTTGAACCACGCTATTGGCGGCAGCTTCACCAGCCACCACATGATCGGTCGTGCTGCGGACATCATCGTTCCCGGACTGCCACCCATCGAGGTGTGCCGACACATCGAAGCAATGGAGTTGCCTTGCAGCCAGATCATTCATGAGTTCGGTCACTGGACTCACGTCAGTGTTGCCGACGGTCACAGTGAGCAACAGGTATTTACCGCACGCCATGAGAACGGTGCGACGATTTACGAGCGAGGTTTACACCATGTCTGAGCTTTGGTTGTCACAACGCATCGAGGCGTGGCCGACTAGTAAGTTAACTCCCTATGCGCGCAACGCGAGAACACACTCGGCTGATCAAGTTTCACAGATCGCTGCGTCGATCGTTGAGTTTGGATTTACCAATCCCATTCTGGCAGGCTCAGATGGCATCATCGTAGCCGGTCACGGAAGATTGGCCGCCGCTCAAAAACTGGGGCTCGATACGGTTCCGGTAGTGGTCCTTGACCACCTAACGCCCGCGCAACGCAAAGCGTTGATCATCGCCGATAACAAAATTGCCGCCAATGCGGGGTGGGATGAAGAACTACTTCGCATCGAATTGCAGGATTTATTGGAGGACGGATATAACCTCGACCTAGTGGGTTTTGATCCCGATGAACTGGCAGACATTCTTGCTGGAGAGGAACCTGATATCACAGGTCTAGGTGATGAGGATACCGCTCCCGACCTGGCTGACACCATCATTTCAAAACCCAGTGATGTTTGGATCATGGGCAAGCACAGGCTTCTCTGCGGCGACTCCACCGATGCGGCTAACTACGAGATACTTATGGCGGGGACGCCTGCGAACCTTATCTTTTGTGATCCGCCTTACAATGTGGACTACGCCAACACCGCCAAAGACAAACAGCGTGGCACCCATCGTCCGATCATGAACGATAACCTAGGTGATGGATTCTATGACTTCTTGCTTGCGGCATTTAAGCCGATGTTGGCTCACTGCGAGGGTGGTGTGTACATCGCTATGTCATCAAGTGAACTCGATACTTTACAAGCAGCGTTCCGCGAAGCCGGCGGCAAATGGTCCACGTTTATCATCTGGGCCAAGAACACATTCACGCTAGGACGTGCTGACTATCAACGTCAGTACGAGCCCATACTGTACGGCTGGCCAGAAGGCAAAAACCGTCACTGGTGTGGCGCCCGTGATCAAGGCGATGTGTGGAACATTAAGAAGCCTGCAAAGAATGATTTACACCCCACCATGAAACCCGTGGAGTTAGTAGAACGCGCCATCCGTAACTCAAGCCGACCAGGCGATGTGGTGCTGGATTCCTTTGGTGGTTCAGGCACAACCCTGATCGCCGCAGAAAAAACCGGGCGTCAGGCTAGACTGATTGAGCTTGATCCTAAGTACGCCGATGTCATTGTGAGACGTTGGCAAACCTTCAGTGGTGGTCAAGCAACACGAGAAAGCGACGGCGCCGTATTTGATGAAGTGCAAGGTGAGGCCATTATCGACTCGACGGCCTCTGCCGAATGCGTTTAAAAGAACAAACTCGGATCTTTAGCCAGTTGGTTCAACCGGTCTAAGCCACCTTGCGCCTCACCAAGCAACTGGGCCCAATCATCTGGCGGATGGCCGCTTTGCAGCATTTTCTCAAAAACTCTGTAGGCGTCCGATTTGCTGCCGTAGGCGCGTTTATTCTTTTCATCGTTGACCCATGCGTACACAATAATTTTTGAGGCAGAATCAAAGCGGAAAAAGAGTCGGTACTGTTGGAAAAACTTCGCACGGAACCAGTGTTTATGCTCAGCACCAAGTGTATTGCCCTGACGATACTCGGGTATAGAGGGGTCTTGAGGTATCACCTCGAATGCCAGTTTTGAAATAGCCGCCAGGCGTTTACTACTATTCTTTTTGGCAAAATTGTCCGGGTCTTTCTTTCTAAGCTCTTCGGTTTTTGAAATCAGAAAATCTAGCTCATCGAGAAACAGCGGATGAAAAAAAATTGTCCAGCCGTTTACCACCAAATTGGATTGTTCAGACAAAACTATTCGTCCTCATCATCCAACGGGGCATCAAGGTCAACATCAATGCTACCTACTAGCCCTTGGATTCGAGAAGCCAATTCCGGTGTTGCTGCTCTGAGACGCTCTGGATGCCTTTGAATATCATTAGCCAAGAACGATAGAAAGCTACCTAAAACAGGATCCTGATCGTTCATATCAGCACGGGACAACAAAACGCTACCATCAGGCTGAATGGTATAACGAATTTTTTCACGTTTACCCAGATGTAATGCTTTACGCACAGCATCAGGAACTGTTGTTTGATAACGGTCAGTCAACGTAGATTCGGTAATCAATAAGGAATTCGCCATGTTGCATTACTCCGTAATGTATCTATTGAATAAAAGGTAATGCAATCGCATTACTATGTCAATACAGTAGAGTTCTTGCATCCCGGCCAGTGCCAACCGCAGCACCGCATTATGCCAACCGGCTCGGTAAACACACTCACCCAGTTTTAGGTCATACCGAAGTGACACAATCAAATCAGGTAACTCAGCCTGCAAAGCTTGATAGACCCGCTGTTTAGTCGGCGAATCGACCGTGGCAAAGCTCGGCATCAGTTCAATCAGTGCCGCTATTCCGGCACTGAGTAAGGGATCAGTAATCTCAGTTTTAAGAAAGGCATTCATGGTTACTCTCCCGGTGATTTGAGGATGCGGTAGGTGCGATCAGCGCCCTCGGTTTTAACCGACTCAATCTGCAAACCGAGTCGCTTCTTGAGGGTGCCTGACATCGCGCCTCGAACCGTGTGTTGTTGCCAGCCGGTGGCGGCCATGAGCTCGGCAATACTCGCTCCTTCGGGCCGCTCGAGTAGGGCAATCAACTGCTGTTGTTTGCTCTTGGACTTGGATGTTTTGGTTGGCTTTAGCGATTTCGGTTGAACAAACACCGGAATATCATCGACATCAAATTTTCTTAAATCAGACATCAGGCACCTCACATAAACATCGTCGAAGCCGGCGCAACCTGCGCGACAGGCGTCAGCGGGCCGGACTTATTGGTGCATGGCTTAGTCATCCGCCGATCGGCGCGACGCCCTGCATCAAAGGCGGCGAGTAACGCTTGCTTAAGGCTCCAAACACTGACTTCGTGGAAATCGAGGCTATCGCTGTTACGTGTTTCAAGCGACTCGATCGCCAAGTGTTCTTGCGCGATAAACTCGAGCAGTAGGTCGATCTCGGGCTGGGACAATGTGGGTATTTTCTTGAGTGACATAGTTGATACTCCGTTAGTGGATAGTGCGTTGATTTACTCAGCGTGCTCGCCTTCACCGAAGATAAAGTCGACAATGATTTGCAGTTGCTCCTCGATGTAGCCAAGCGATCCAGCGTCACCCCAGGTGACCTTGTCAGGATCCGTATCAAAATGATTGTCGCTGGCATCTTGCAGACGCTTTAGCATCGCGTCGATGTGATGTTTACGGGCTAGGAAGGCGTTCAGGGCTTGGTCTTTATTGGTCATGTTGGCTACTCCGTGATCTGCTTAACGTGATGACATGTACGCTTCCTTAGGGATGTTTATCAACTCAATCCTGCTTAATTTTTAATCAACAACACAGTTGGACAGGTCTATGGGAATTTCCATACGGGCCTATGCGCGCCATCGCGGCGTGTCGCATGTAGCGGTCAAAAAGGCCATCGACACTGGCCGAATTTCACCGCTGTCCGATGGCACCATCGACCCCGAAACAGCCGACCGAGAGTGGGCTCAAAACACAACAACACCGCGTAGCAAGGCGGCGACCGAGAACGCAGTTAAGTCACCCAAACCCTCACCGGCCGTCATGCGCACTCAGGAACCCGCAGAGCCATTCGTGGGTACGCCATCGACAAGTACATCACTGGTACAGGCCCGCACGGCCAATGAGGTCGTCAAAGCGCAGACCAACAAGATCCGGCTGGCACAGCTCAAAGGTGAACTGGTCGATCGCTCGCAAGCGGTTGCCCATGTATTCAAACTTGCGCGAGCCGAACGTGATGCATGGTTGAACTGGCCAGCGCGCGTTTCTTCGCAAATGGCCGCAGAGCTTGGTGTGGATCCACACCTGATGCACGTCACCCTTGAATCAGTGGTTCGGGACCACCTGAAAGAGTTAGGTGATATTCGTCTGAGGATCGACTAGATGGATTTTTACGACGGCGCAGATGAAATCGAAAAAGCATGGCGTGATGGACTCATGCCAGATCCAGTGTTAACTGTATCCGAGTGGTCTGATCAACATCGTTTTCTATCGAGTAAAGCATCTGCAGAACCTGGTCGCTGGAGAACACAGCGCACACCTTATTTAAAAAAGATCATGGACTGCTTATCCGCAGCATCGCCAGTAGAGCGTGTGGTGTTTATGAAGGGCGCACAAATTGGTGCCACCGAGGCAGGCTCTAACATGATCGGCTATGTCATACACCATTCACCGGGTCCCATGATGGCTGTCTGGCCCACGGTTGATATGGCTAAACGCAATTCCAAGCAGCGTATAGACCCGTTAATTGAAGAGTCCCCAGTCCTACGTGAACTGATTGCCCCCGCAAGAAGTCGAGATGCAGGCAACACAATTCTCTCCAAAGAATTCAGGGGCGGTGTTCTCACCATGACGGGTGCCAATAGTGCAGTTGGACTTCGATCCATGCCCGTACGTTTTTTGTTTTTGGACGAAGTGGATGGTTATCCAATCGATGTAGAAGGTGAAGGCGATGCGATCTCACTAGCAGAGGCAAGAACGCGCACATTTTCACGGCGTAAAATTTTCATCGTATCAACACCAACGATAGCAGGCTGCAGTGCCATTGAGCGTGAATACAATGCATCTAATCAACAACGCTATTTTGTACCGTGTCCACATTGTCAGAGTAAGCAGTGGCTGCAGTTCGAACGACTACGTTGGGACAGAGGCTCGCCTGAGACCGTAGCTTACATTTGCGATTCTTGTGAAAAGCCTATCCAAGAGCATCACAAAACATGGATGCTTGAGAACGGTGAATGGACAGCACTGGCACCCCAAAATGGTCACAAGACAATGGGATTCCACCTCTCATCGCTATACAGTCCTGTCGGCTGGCGCAGCTGGAGAGACATCGCTGCAAGTTGGGAAAGCGCCATCCACAAGGAAACAGGCTCAACCTCAGCCATCAAAACCTTTAAAAACACCGAACTCGGGGAGACCTGGGTTGAAGAAGGTGAATCCCCCGACTGGCAGCGTTTGCTTGAGCGTCGGGAGGACTATCGAATCGGCACCATTCCAGAGGGCGGCATATTATTGACCGCCGGTGCCGATATCCAAAAAGATCGCATCGAGGTGTCCGTTTGGGCATTCGGGCGCAACAAGGCGAGTTGGTTAGTCGAGCACCGTATTCTGATGGGCGATACCGCACGCAGCGAAGTGTGGTCGGAACTGGGCCAACTACTCAGCGAGCGTTGGACCCACAGCAGCGGCAATCTCATCGACCTGAAACGATTGGCCATTGATACCGGTTTTGCTACCCAAGAGGCCTACAGTTTTGTGCGCAAGCTGCGTAACCCCAAGGTCATTCCCATTAAAGGGGTGCCCAGAGGTGCAGCGCTGATCGGCACACCATCAGCAGTGGATGCTAACCAGAGTGGCAAAAAACTGCGCCGTGGCGTAAAGGTGTTTCCGGTAGCAGGTGGCATTGCCAAGTTGGAGCTCTACAACAATCTACGGAAAACGCCTGACATCGACGAGGGTACGGGTGAACTCACTTACCCCGATGGCTATGTCCATCTACCCAAGGTTGATGCCGAGTATCTGCAACAGCTGTGTGCCGAGCAATTGGTGACCAAGCGTGATCGCAACGGCTTCGCCAAACGCGAATGGCAAAAGATGCGCGAGCGCAACGAAGCATTGGACTGTTATGTCTACGCCAGAGCTGCGGCTACCTCGGCAGGTCTGGACCGGTTCGAAGAACGCCACTGGGCGGAACTGGAATTGCAACTAGGCATCCGGCACAAGCCGCAAGAGATCGAAGTCCAGACACTGGAAGTGGAAACGAGCGTCGACAACACACAGGCCACCAGCAACAAAATCCCAAGGCAACCTCGTAAAGTCGTGCGAAGCCGCTGGCTGACCTAATTCATTTCATCGTTAAAGGAAAACCCCATGAGTTTACAAACCCGCATTGAGAGTTTGGTGGTTCGGCTCGCCCAAGAGTTCAACGCCATCAACAGCAAAACCGGCAGTCTCGCGAGCCTGACGACCACTGACAAGACCAGCCTAGTGTCAGCGATCAACGAGCTGCAAACCGCGCTAGGTACGCTAACCAGTATCGACGATGCCAATGTTGATCTCAGTACCACTTACTCTTCATCCAAAATCGTCACACTGCTGGACGCCCTCAAGGCCGAAATCTTGGGTGGCGCCGATGCAGCCTACGATACGCTGCTTGAGATTCAACAATTACTGCAAGACGGAACCACCGGTCTCGATGCCTTGTTGGCGTCGATCAATAAGCGCGTTCGCTTTGACGCGGCACAAACGTTAACGGCAGAAGAACAGGCCTTGGTTCGTACCAATATCGGTGCCATAGCAGCCAGCGATGTGGGGAATACCGATACCGACTTCGTAGTGATCTTTGAGGCGTCGTTGACCTAATGAATCTGGTCGCGCGGATCGCATCACTGACCTCACGTATTGGTACTGAGGTAAAAAGCAAGATCACCGCTTCACACCCCGGTGTGGCTAAGGCGTGGGTGTGCTTTGGTGCAGTCGATACCCAAATGCTTATCCGCCGGGCTTTCAATGTCGCGAGCGTGACGCGTTTGGACAAGGGTCGTTACCGCGTCAACTTCACCCAGCCGATGCCTGATGCGAATTACTGCTTTACTGCCACCGCTCGAAGCGCACGAGACAACGGCCAACAGCAGATCGCCATCGTGCGCGCAACTGCCGACCAAAAAACGACCCAATTCGTCGATCTGATTGTGGCCAGCAGCACGGCCTCCTTTGACGACTCCAGCGAAATCAATCTCGTGGTATTTCACTGATGGCCTACTCACAAGAACAACTCGAAGCACTGGAACGCGCCCTTGCCACGGGCGAACGTCGCGTCACGTTTCAAGACAAAACCATCGAATACCGCACGGTCGATGAACTGCAGGCAGCCATCCAAACCGTACGTAAGGGTCTGTTGAAACAAGCTGAAGAAACAGGTTTGTGGCCCGGCTCGCCTCGACAAATCCGCCTTACTAGCAGTAAGGGATTCTAGTAGTGGCGTGGTTTAAGACTATCCGCAAAGGCCTGTTTGGCGGCAAGACCACACCGACCTACGATGGCGTGGGTGGTGGCAGGCGTTCACTCTCATGGCTCGTCGGCAATCCCGGTGCCGTCGCTGCACTCACATTCAGCCAGAATGAACTGCGCGCTAAAAGTCGCGATCTAGTACGCCGTAATCCTTGGGCGGCCGCTGGTGTAGAAGCCTTTGTGGCAAATGCCATCGGTACTGGCATCAAGCCCCAATCCATGCACAAAGATAACACCGTGCGTGAGAGCATCCATGCACTATGGTGGAGTTGGTGTGAGGAAGCTGACAGCGCCGGCCTCACCGACTTTTACGGTCTACAAAGTCTCGCCTGTCGCGCCATGTTGGAAGGCGGAGAATGCCTGATCCGACTGCGTTACCGACAGGAAAAAGATGGCTTGCCGGTGGGACTGCAGTTACAGTTACTTGAGCCCGAGCATTTACCGATCAATCTCAATAAAGATCTGCCCTCAGGTAATGTGATTCGTGCCGGCATTGAGTTCGACAAAATCGGTCGACGCGTGGCCTATCACCTTTACAAATTGCATCCTGGCGACGGTACGTTGGCGCCGATGTCTGGTGCGGGAAACCGTAACACCAGCATCGATACCGTGCGAGTTAAGGCAGATGAAATCATACATCTCTACCGACCACTGCGTCCCGGACAAATCCGCGGTGAACCGTGGTTAGCGCGAGCCTTGGTCAAACTCAATGAACTAGACCAATACGATGATGCCGAGTTGGTGCGCAAGAAAACTGCAGCCATGTTTGCAGGCTTTATCACCCGCATGAGCCCCGAGGACAATCTCCTAGGCGAAGGATTACCGGACGCCCACGGCGCTGCTTTGGCTGGTCTTGAGCCTGGCACCATGCAAATCCTCGAGCCTGGCGAAGACATCAAATTCAGCCAACCCGCTGATGTCGGTGCATCCTACTCGGACTTTCTACGCAATCAGTTTCGGGCAGTAGCAGCCGCTATGGGCATCACCTATGAAATGCTCACCGGTGATCTGACACAGGTGAACTACTCCTCGATTCGCGCAGGGCTTCTTGAGTTTCGCAGGCGTTGCGAGTCGATCCAACACAGCGTGATTGTGCATCAACTCTGTCGCCCAATCTGGAAGGCGTGGATGAACCAAGCAGTATTAGAAGGCAAGCTCAATCTCGCCAAGTACGCCGACCAACCACATTCTTATCAGATGGTGAAATGGATCCCGCAAGGCTGGCAGTGGGTGGATCCCAAGAAAGAATTTGATGCCATGCTAACGGCCATTCGGGCGGGTCTCATGAGTCGCTCCGAGGCGATCTCCGCCTTCGGTTATGACGCCGAAGACATTGATCAAGAAATCGCCGCTGACAACCAACGCGCGGATGATCTGGAACTGATGTTTGACTCAGACCCGCGCCAAGACGCGAATCGTCGCGGCAATCGCGATAACACCACTACACCTTAGGACACACCATGCCACTCATTCATTTAGCGTCCCGATTATTCGGTACGCCGCTTCTGATCGCCCGTCCAAAACTGGACGTTATTTTATCGGTACTGGGTCCACGATTAGGATTGCCCGACACACAAACCAAAGTGGCTCTGCCACCTACACGAGCAGCTAAACCCATTCAACCTGGCATTGCGGTGATTCCGGTCTACGGCACCTTGGTCAAACGCACATTAGGGTTAGAAGCAGCATCGGGGCTGACGTCTTACGCACAAATCGCTGATGACATTGATGTCGCATTAGCTGACCCCAACGTCGATGGCATTCTTTTGGACATCGACTCACCAGGCGGTGAAGCTTCGGGGGTCTTTGAGTTAGCCGAGCACATTCGTAATGCCTCTGAGGCTAAACCCGTCTGGGCACATGCTAATGACTCCGCGTTTTCGGCCGCCTATGCCATCGCTGCATCCGCTAACCGCATCACCTTATCCAAAACCGCTGGGGTCGGTTCGATCGGGGTCATTGCCCTTCATGTTGATCAATCACAACACGATGCCAAAGAAGGCCTGACCTATACCGCGATTTACGCCGGAAGCCACAAGAACGATTTGTCACCTCATCAGCCACTAACCGAGTCGGCCCATGATGCACTGCAAAGCGAAGTCGATCGGCTGTACGGGATGTTTGTCTCTCAGGTGGCCGAGATGCGAAGCCTTGATCCTAAGAAAGTGATTGGTACCGAAGCCAGTCTGTTCTTTGGTGACAACGCCATTGAGGCGGGCCTAGCCGATGACGTCGGTACATTTGAACAGACCTTGGTTGCGTTTGCCGAAACACTCAAGGCGACAAAAGCACTACATAGCAAAGCACGCGCGTCACCTGCATCGCAAACAACCATTCCCAACCTTCATTCTCAGAAAACATCACAGGAGTGCCTTATGCACGATACCGATGACACCGTGGTAGCCGACGAGGTTACTGAAACAACAGAGCCAACTGCAACACAACCCGATATGTCAGTGCCACTCAAGACAGCCACCAAGCAACTGGATACCCGTGTTGAAGCGCACGCCATTGCCGAACTTTGCTTACTCGCTGGCAAACCACACCGCACTGCAGAGTTCCTCGCCAGTGGCATGACCCAAGCCCAGGTGCGAACCACCTTGATTGAAGCGCGCGCCCAGCAACCCGAGATTCAATCGCACATTACCACCGAGGCCAGTACCCACAGTCAGGAAGCCAATAACCTGCTGATGGCCGCCACCCAAAAATTGACCCACAAGGAGTAACCCATGGCCGCATTACGTGAACCAATGAATTTGGGCGATCTGCTCAAATACGAAGCCCCCAATCTGTACTCCCGCGATGTTGCCACGGTGGCTGCAGGGCAGAACCTGACCCTCGGTACCGTCGTTGCCCGTGATGCCACGGACAAACTTGTAGCACTTGATACCACCGCCGTGGACTCAGCTGCCGTTGCTGTCGGTGTGTTGGCTTTTGATATCGACGCCACACTCATCGACCGAGCCGATGCCATCCTGATTGCGCGTCACGCCATTGTCGCTAGCCACGCATTGACTTGGCCCGCGGCGATAACCGCCGAAGAACAAACCATTGCCATTAACCAACTCACTGCAGCGGGCGTGCTTGTCCGTCAAGCGGCCTAACGAGGAATCATTCCATGCAGAACCTTTTTGATAATCCTGCCTTCTCGATGGCGGCCATGACCGCTGCCATCAACATCATGCCGAACCGCTATGGTCGGGTTGGTGAGCTGAACCTGTTTCCGTCAAAACCGATGCGCACCCGCCAGATCATTGTGGAAGAGCGTAACGGTGTCCTGAACTTGTTGCCCACCATGCCACCCGGGGCGCCCGGCACGGTCGGTACCCGTGGTAAACGCGCATTGCGTTCCTTTGTGGTTCCGCACATTCCACACGATGATGTGGTACTGCCTGAGGAAGTGATGGGGCTTCGTGCCTTCGGCTCTGAAACTGAGATGGAAGCCTTGGCTTCTGTCATGGCTCGCCATTTGGAGACTATGCGTAACAAGCACGCGATTACCTTGGAGCACCTTCGTATGGGCGCTCTCAAAGGCATCATCCTCGATGCAGACGGCTCGACCTTGTACGATCTCTACGACGAGTTTGATATCACACCCAAAACCATCGGCTTTGAATTGGGCTCAGCGACCACCAAGGTCAAAGAGAAGTGTATCGACGTACTGCGTCACATGGAGGACAACCTCAAGGGCGAGTACATGAGCCGTGTCCATGTGTTGTGTTCCCCCGAGTTCTTCACCGCGCTGACCAGCCACGCCAAGATCGAGAAGGTCTACGAGAACTGGCAGCAAGGCATCGTGTTGATGAACGACGTGCGTGCCGGCTTCACCTTTGGTGGTATTACCTTCGAGGAATATCGTGGCCAGGCGACTGATGCCGATGGCAATGTGCGTCGCTTTATCGCCGCTGGTGAAGCCCATGCGTTCCCCACAGGAACCATTGACACCTTTGGTACTTACTTCTCGCCCGCTGACTTCAACGAGACCGTCAACACACTGGGACAGGAGCTCTACGCCAAACAGCAACCTCGCAAGTTTGAACGTGGCACCGACTTGCACACCCAGTCAAACCCCTTGCCGATGTGCCACCGCCCCGGTGTCCTCGTCAAATTGACGGTGTAATCGATGAGTGCCCCAACGGCCATTCAGCAACACATAGCCGCTCTGTATCGGGCTGCCGAAGGTGCTGGCCTCTTGTCGACGTGTGTGTGGCAGCGCCCTGAATACCAGGGTGCCTTGCCACCACCGGAGAGTCATGCGGTGGGTTTTCGGGCACCTGATGAGTCGATTCTTGATGGCTTGAGTTTATCGACCGAGTACACCATGACCTACCCAGACACCGCCTTTTTAGACTTGACACCCCAAGCCATCGTGGCGGTCGATGGGCGTAGTTTTCAGGTGCGGCAGGTACGGTCGGGTGGCGATGGTGAACGCATTGCTACGTTGATAAGGGTTTAACCATGGATATTTCGATCCGAGAACAAATCCTGCAAAGGATGCTGACAATTCTTGAGCCAGTGGCCACGGTCAACGGCGCCACAGTCCATCGTTCACCCACAGTGGCCCTAACTCGAGAGCAATGTCCCGCCTTGGTCCTGTTTCCTGAGGCTGAAGCCATCGTGCAAAAAGCCAACGACCGACTGGTGCGAGAACTCACGATAAAAATCGTGGCTTTGGCTCGCGCTGTTCCGCCACAGGCACCCGAAACCCTTGCCGATCAACTGATGACACAAGCCCATCGGGCGCTGTTTACCGATCGTAACCTCGGTGGACTCATTTTGAGTTTGCAGGAGGAGTCCTGCGATTGGGATGTGGAAGATGCCGATGCCATTGCGGCCGCCATTCCCGTCACGTATCGGCTGACCTACCGCACTCACCAACACGATATTGCCCTGCAAGGATAATCCCATGCCCCAAATTATTTTAAACCAAGCCCATACCCATGCGGGTGTGGCCTATGCCGCTGGCAAGCGACTTGAGGTCGATACCGCCACCGCTGAATGGCTCGTCGAACAAGGCGTTGCCCGTCTCAAAACCACCACACCCAACACTGACACTGATACCAAAACTGCTACCCGCAAGGATTCCCAATCATGAGTACCTATGCTTCCTTTCAAGGCCGAGTCTATCTTGGCAAACGCGATACTGACGGGAATCCCCTCGATGTTCGCTCACCCGGCAACGTCGCAGAACTGAAACTGGCGCTTAAAACCGATGTGCTAGAACATTACGAAAGCCAAAGTGGCCAACGCACGCTAGACCATCGCATGGTGAAACAAAAGTCGGCGACGGTGATGCTAACCATTGAGGAATTCACCAAAGAAAACCTCGCCTTGGCACTTTATGGTACTCACGTTGTCGGTGAACCGGGTACCGTCACCGATGAACCCATTGGCGGCGCCACACCCGTTGTAGGCGATCGTTATTTCTTGGCTCACCCCAAAGTATCGAGCCTGGTTGTCACCGACTCTGCTGGTACACCTGCGACATTGACCCTCGGGACCCATTACACCGCAGACACCGACTTTGGTGCCATCCAGTTCCTCGATACCACAGGCTTTACTGCACCCTTCAAAGCCAGTTATGCCTACGGTGTGGCGACCGAAATTGGCATTTTCACCCAAGCACTGCCGGAGCGTTATCTACGCCTCGAAGGAATTAACACTGCCCAAGACAACGCCAAGGTCTTAGTTGAGCTCTATCGCGTTGCCTTCGATCCGCTCAAGGAAATCTCGTTCATCTCGGACGACTACAACAAGTTTGAACTGGAAGGCTCACTGCTAGCGGATAGCACCAAACCGTTTGATGCTGTTCTGGGTCAGTTTGGCCGCATTGTGCAGTTGTAAGGAGCTAAACCATGAGTGATCTCGATAAATTAGTGCCTACAACCTCTGAGCTGACATTGAATGGTGAAACCATTTCGATAAGCCCGCTGCGTGTCGGTCAAATGCCAGCCTTTCTACGTGTCCTTGCCCCGGTGATGAAGCAAATCACGGATGAAGGTGTGGACTGGTTATCGCTGTTTGGTGAGCGCGGAGAGGATCTTCTGCGAGCCGTCGCGATTGCGATAAACAAACCGCAAAAATGGGTCGATGATTTGGCGGCAGACGAGGCCATTTTACTGGCAGCCAAAGTCATTGAGGTGAACGCCGATTTTTTTACTCGGACAGTGCTGCCTCGACTGGACGGCCTGTTCACCCAGGTCGGGAAAGTCACCAGCAAGGATGGTTCGACGCCATCCAAGTCCTGATTGATCACGGACATCGATTCACCGACATCCTCGATTATACCTTGGCGCAAGTGAATGCCTTTTTAGCCGCCATCGAGCGTCAGCAACGACAACAGGATGCGAGGTGGCTGAATCTGATCACACTCGCTTCACGAGGTGACCCCAAGCAAGTGGATAAAACCCTCGATCGGCTCTCAGGCCTGTTATGAAAATCCACATCACACTCGACAGCGTTAAGGCCAAAGCTCACCTGCGCCAATGGGGCGGTGAGTTTCGCACCAAGATGCAAAAAACCGTTGTGCGGGCCATTGCCACTGAAGCTCGCGAGATTCGTGAAGATGTGCGAGAGCATGTCGGGGCGAATCTCAGTGTGGCTCGCAAATCGTTTCTGAAGGGCTTTACCGCACGTGCCTTGGATGGTGACAAGAACCGTCTACCGGCTCTGTATGTTGGATCACGCATCCCGTGGTCTGGCATGCATGAACAAGGCGGCTCGATTAACAAACGCATGTTGATTCCAGTGAACGGCCGCGTCGGTCGCAAGCGCTTCAAGCAACAAGTCACCGAACTAATGCGTGGTGGCAACGCCTTCTTTGTCAAAAACAGTAAGGGCAACTTGGTGCTGATGGCCGAAAACCAAAAGGAATTCGATCGACCCCTTAGAAAGTTTAAAAGTCATTACCGAAAGACCACCGGAACGAAACGACTGAAACGCGGCGAGGCTATTCCGATTGCGGTACTCGTCCCTCGCGTCATGCTCAAAAAGCGCCTGAACGTGGAACGCTTGGTCAATAACCGTATCCCCAAACTGTCACAACGCATCGAAGATTTTATCGCCACCCTTGAATAGGAAGTTTTGTTAACCCATGGCCAAACGCATCTCCATACTGATTGCACTCGACGCCGCCGATGAGGGCTTGAAGAAAGCCATCAATGACGCCGGCAAGTCGATGGACGATTTATCCTCCAGTGCACGGGCCGCCGGTGACAAAACGGCCCAAGGTATGGCTGACGTAAAAGCGGGTGTGGCGGCCTTCGGTGATCAGGTCTCCAAAGCCAAGACCCAACTGCTCGCCTTTTTGACCATCAACTGGGCGGCGGGTAAGGTCCAAGAGATTGTACAAATTGCCGATGCGTGGAACTCCATGGCCGCGCGCCTGAAACTCGCTACTGCTGGCCAACAGGAATTCATCACCGCTCAAGAGCAGTTGTTTGATATCGCCCAGCGCATCGGTGTACCGATCCAGGAAATGGCAACGCTGTATGGGAAACTGCAACTTGCGGTGCGCCAACTCGGCGGTGAACAAGAACAAGCCTTTCAACTCACCGAGAGTATCTCTCAGGCCTTACGCATCTCGGGTTCATCGGCGACTGAAGCTCAATCGGCCTTACTGCAGTTTGGTCAGGCATTATCGGCAGGCGTTTTACGAGGCGAAGAGTTTAACTCGGTGGTTGAAAACTCACCCCGTCTGGCCCGAGCCCTCGCCGATGGCTTAAACGTCCCGATCGGACGTCTTCGCAAAATGGCCGAAGAAGGCAAGCTCACCGCTGATGTAGTGGTTGGCGCCTTGATGAGCCAAAAGGACACACTGGAACAAGAGTATTCCCAACTTCCAGCGACTGTATCGCAAGCCTACACGCGGCTGGAGAATGCTTTCGGTCAGTGGGTGAGCCGTGTTGACGAAGCGACTGGTTTCAGTCAAAAACTGGCCGAGGCCATGACCTGGCTAGCCGAAAACATCGATACGGTAATGGCAGCGATCAAGATATTGATGGAAGCCGGATTGATGGTACTCACTTACCGGTTAATACCCGCACTCATTACCGCCTGGCAAACGGTCGGTGCAGCAGCGGTGACTGCCGCAGCTACCGCAAAGGCGGCATGGGCAACAGCTAATTTGAGTGTATTCGCTGCGACGGCCAGCGTTGGTTTTCTCAATACGGCCTTTGCAGCACTCAGCGCATTTTTAGTGGGTTGGGAAATCGGCACATGGCTGTCGGACAAGTTTGAGATCGTCCGTAAAGCCGGCGTGTTCATGGTCGAAGTGCTGATGAAAGGCATTGAGGAGATGCAGTACCGTTGGGAAGCCTTCGCTGCGGTGTTTACCTCCGACACCATTGATGAAGCGACGGCCCGTCATGAACAACGTCTGGGTGATATGAATAGCATTTTTGCTCAGATGTATGCGGATGCGGAGGGGGCTAGCAGCGCGGCTACAGATGCCATGACTGCAGCTGGTGATACCGCCGAGGCTATCGCTAAACGACTCGATGCGGTGCGTCAAGGGACCCAAGAGGCAGTCGGTCGGGGTGTTGAAGCCCTGCGCGACACACTGGGTAAACTCAACACACGCATCGGAGAAGTCGAGAAAACCATCTCACAAGCCAATGGTGTGATTAGCTCAGCTACCGCCAATATGGCTCAGGCTTATAAAACGCTGACGGACGATGTTGCCGCCGCCATGACAGAACAAGTCGATGCGGTGAAAGCACGCTTTGAGGCAGAGAAAGCGGAACTGGAACTCTCCAATCAATCGCAGAAAACCAAGATCCGCGAAGCCACTGAACTTCTGACCGAAAGTCTCAATGAACAAACCCAACTGCGTCAGCAAGCCAGTGATGAAACGCTACGGCTGATTGACGAGGAATCACAAGCACGCATTGAAGCAGCCAGTCGCCAAGGTGATACCGAACAGGAGCGAAGCGCCAATGTGCAGCGAGTGGAAAATGATATCCTCGCCACCAAGCGCCAAACCCTGCAAATTGCCATTGACGAATACCGTCAACACATCGATGCCTTAAACGATGAAGCGAACCGGCATTTAACCGAAATCCAACGCATTGAGGAACAAAAACGATTCCTGTCGATGTCGACCGAAGAACGGATTCGCGAAATCCAGCGTCAGGGTATGAGCGACTTCGAGGCTAACGAAGATCGCAAGAAACAGATTCAGGAATACCAGGCCGAAGCGCGCCGATTGCTGGCCGCAGGTGAATTCGACGACGCCAAGAAATTCGCTCAAAAAGCCATGGATCTGGCAGCACAAGTTGCCACCACCCAAACCAGTGAAGCCAAGCGTGCCGCCGATACTCGCAATCGATCGGAGCAAGACTTTAGCCGCGTTGTACAACTGGAATCCCAAGCGCGTGATGCCTCGCGTCGCGGAGAGTTCGACCGCGCCCGTGACTTGATGCAGCAGGCTGATGATCTGCGAGCCGACATCCACGACAAAACCCGTTCGGCGGATCAAGAAATCGTCAGCAGTAAGCGTGACGTCAATAACGCTATCGATGCCATACGTGCGTCCGAGGATCTGTTGAGCCGCGCTCTAGATGGCGAAGGGCAAGCACATCAATCTGCGGCGCAAGAGGCTATTTCAGCACGTCAGGATATTCAAACGACGCTGACACAAACCGAAAATCAGGTCGATGACTTAAGTCAGCAGTTGGCCAAGGGGATGGCCATCACGCTGAAAGCAGACAGCTCCAAATTCACCCAAGCGCTGGCCGACCTTGATAATGCGCTTGCTGAAAAATCCTATTTGTTGGATGTACAAGCTGATCTCAGCCATGCGGAAAAGACGCTTGAAGAGTACGAGCAAAAAATCAAAGCCGGTGAAACACTCCCTGTTGAAGCCAAAATAGAGGTGGAAAAGGCCAAGGCCACACTGGAACAATTTAAAACCTACGCCAAGGAAAGTGGCCGTGTGGATCTGCAAGTCAGCGTTGATAAAGCACAAGCCGCTATTGGCAATGTTGAGCGCCAAATCACCGCACTGAATCGGATCGAAACCGAGTCGCGCCATGCGATACAAACCAACGCTAGTGCAGTAAGAAGTGAAATCAACTCACTCAACAACGCCAATACCTCGAGTACCCACACGATCTATGTTCGCAAGGTTGAGGTAAATGCTGATGGCGGTTTAGTTGGAAGCATGGTTCAGCGCTTTGCAACCGGCGGCGAGGTATCCCCCCTATTTCCCCGCATGAATAGCGGCAAAGTTCCAGGCTCTGGCGATCAAGACACGGTACCGAGAACTCTCGACAGTGGCGCCTTTGTTCTACGCAAAGCTGCGGTCAAAAAGTACGGTATGGAACAACTCAAACAATTTGCCACGGGTGGCTTTGTCTCACGCCTCACCGGCAACAGCGTCCCGATCAAAAAGAACCGCCAAGTGTTCGAGGCGCAGAAGATGATTGAGCTTGGCATGAAAGGCATCGACCAATACGTCACTTGGTTGCAACGTCGTTATGGTGCGCACGCGAGTCCTCGGCTGCGTTGGAACACCATGCAAAGTTACAACGAACGCGCGGTGAATGATCGTCATACGTTACAGAAGCTAGTGGGTCGCAAAGAACTCACCACGAACGAACAACAGCAACTGCAATCCATCACCGAGACCTGGCGAAAAGCCATGGCCAAGCCTTTGTTATGGGGTAAGGACTTCGAACGCGATCTGCTTGATTACATGGAGCAACACCAAGGCGAGTTCTTTCGTCGTGGGGGTATCGCACCCTCCGACACCGTACCTGCCATGCTGACACCGGGCGAATATGTGGTGAGTAAAGGTGCGGTCAACCAATATGGTGCGGACTTCTTTGCTGCCATTAACAACCTATCGATGCCGGCTCAAGCCATCGCCCAGCGCGTTCAGGGTTTTGCTACAGGAGGATTAGTGAATGCCATGACAGCGCCCATAGGTCGCCCTCAATTTGCAGATAACACGCCGGTACGAACTGTACGAGTGGAATTGGTATCAGGTGACCGCAAAGTCAGTGCATCGATTGATGCTCGAGATGAAAACCAATTCCTGCAATTACTGAGTGCGGCTAAAGCGCGTTCCATTTAATCCACGGGTTTAGTTTATTCCCGTAAGAATAACTTAAAAAGACATCCGACGATGCAACTCACGAACCTCATAACCAATGAGCAACTTCCCCTGCCGGACGATCTGATTTGGCAGGACGAATATAACTGGGCACCTACAGTATCAAGCGTGTCCTACACCATTACTGGCGCGATGATCGTTCAGTCAGCTGCCAAGCAAACTGGTCGTCATATCAGCCTAGTGGGACCTGCTGACATGGCTTGGGTCACTCGAGCCACCGTCGAAACATTGCATGACTGGGCGAGTATCGTACTCAGCGATACCGACGGACGCCATCAATTAACCCTGAGTGATGGCCGCCAATTCACTGTGGCCTTTCGCCATGACGATACACCCGTGGAAGCTGAGCCTGCTCTTGGTATCGCTGCCAAATCCGACCAAGACTTCTACCGCCTAACCCTACGTTTACTGGAGCTCTAACATGCCGATTCAATCCGGCGACGTCAAACTACTCAAATCGGCCGTCATGGCGGATGTACCCGAAGGTGGCAATGCCCCAACCGGCAATGTGATCGAAGACGGGATATCCAACGCTATCTTCCCCGACATATCCGAACTAGACCGGGCCGGTGGTCGCGTCAACTTACGCAAAACCTTCTTGTCAGTACAGACAGACGACACGGACACCTATTTTGGGGGCAACGTCATCGTGGCAGAGCCACCGGCAGACCCTCGCGTAAGCGTCACCCTATTCTCGACTGAAAAGACTTTCGATACTCGATCACAGGCACAAACCCGTATTGAGGCCTATCTCAACAAGGGCCCAGAATGGGCAGGCTACTTGTTTGAGAACCATATCGCCGGTCAGAGGGTAGTCCAGCTATTTCAGCGCGTCACGGCAGCCATCCCCAACGTTGGTCAAACTCTGGTATTGATTCAGGATGAAGGGTTAAGCACCGAACAAGAACAATACATCCGTGCCACCTCGGTATCGGTCGTAGAGCGCACCTTTACCTACAACGAAGATCAGGACTACCAAGCCAACATCGTAACCTTGGAAATCAGCGATGCGCTCCGTTATGACTTCACCGGCTCTCCGCCATCACGCCTGTTTACGCGTGCCAATGGCAGTACTAAAACGCGTGATACCGTGGTGGCCGATGCCGGCACCTATGTCGGTGTGGTGCCCTTAACCCAAGCGGCGAACCTAGGTGACTTCACAATCAAAGGTGAATCGATTTACACCCAATTGGTGCCGAGCGCCCAGACGGAAACGCCGATCTCTTTTGTGCCACCGTACTCCGCAGCCGGACTGCCCGTGCCTGGTGCAGAAGCACTCACTTACACGGCAAGCCATAACTGGACGACTAGTCTGAACTTTAATTTACCCGGTGGCTGTCTGCCCGGTTCATTCAGCATGACGACCAATGGCATTACTATTTTTGATGATGCCGGTATTTTGAAAACCACCAGCGGTGTGATTGGGACCATTGATTATGCCAACGGCATTCTCGTGTTGAACTCCGGCACCATGTCGGGCAGCAAGCAAATCACCTACACACCGGCCGCACAAATACTCCGTGCCCCACAAAGCTCAGAGATTCTGGTAACCCCTGAATCACGCAGTCAGTCCTACGTGGGTACCATCATTCCAACCGCGCAACCCAGCACCTTCTCCATTAGCTACATGGCTCAGGGCCGTTGGTATGTATTAGCCGATGCGGGTAACGGCTCGCTGAAAGGTCTGGATGCCAGTTACGGCGCAGGGACCTACAACAAAGACACCGGTGCTTTCGTCGTAACACTTGGCGCTCTACCGGATGTCGGTACCGCCCTGATTTTGACCTGGAATGTTCCCACCCAGGAAACGTCACAGCCCATCGGCACGTTAAAGGCTCAGCAAACGCTGACGCTGAATCCACCGCCTAACACATACATACAGCCCGGGTCGTTTTCTATTTCCTGGGAGCACAACGGCACGCGAACCGCGGATGCGACAACGGCGAGCACACTGTCGGGGGATGCCACTGGCTCGCTGCGAACGAGCCGGGCCGAAGTCGACTTTTGTCCCGACACATTGCCAGCAGTCGGCACCCTGCTGACCGTGGATTATGTCGCGGGACCAAAGCAAGAGGACAATTTTGTTCATCCTTCGCGCGATGGAACAGGACAAGTCCCAGTCAGCGCCACGCTTGGAACTATTGAACCCGGATCATTAGAAGTCGAATGGAACACGCTGACCGACACTTCTGTTTTAAACGTCTACACGCTGCGACAGTTGCAGGCCATGGGGGTCGGACTCTATGGCGTTGATCCAACACAGTTGGCACACGATGACGGTACAGGGAACATTGTTCTCAATGGAGAAATTATCGGCACTGTTGATTATGGCAACGGAGCTGTTCTGTTCAACCCGGACGTCATTATCAAAATTCCGAAACCTGATTACTCCCCTCAACGTCTGGGCTGGGGCTGGGGCATCGGCTCGCTGTATCGCCTCAACTACAGCGGTATGACGTATATCGACGCCCCATCGCTCTATCCCAACGACGAATCAGGGTACGTCAAACTTCGCTATAACAGCCCAGGCTCTACCAGTAATCAGACCGAAACCTTTACTTTCTCTCCGTCTTTCAAACTCGTCTCCGGGATCAATGCACAGATTGTCGCTGGAACCGTTGTTTTGACTATCCCCGGCTCCCAACCCTGGGGAGACAACGGACAAGGTACCCTGAGAGAGTACACCGCCAATGGCTGGTTGACTCGGGGAACCATCAACTACCTGTCAGGAGAAGTGGCTTTAAACAGCTGGACTGCCGGCACATCCAACACGCTCACGCGCGCCAGCTGTGTCACCACTGTTGGTGAAAGTATCGCCAGTGAGTACGTCTTTCGCACCGGTGCTGCACCCCTTAGACCAGGATCATTGTCTATACAATACGCCAGCCCAAGCGGTGGCACTCAAAGTGTCACTGCCGCCATTGATGGCACACTGACGTCAGACGGGGTTTCCGGCAGCGTGGATTTTGAAACCGGACTCGTTCGCGTGCATTTTGGTACCGTGGTGCCCGCCGCCGGCAACGAAGGCGAACCCTGGTTTGATGCCAGTAATATCGATGCTAATGGCAATATCTTTATGCCGGAGCCAGTTGCTTCATCGACGGTTCGTTACAGCGCTGTCGCCTACAGCTATCTACCACTGGACGCAGACCTGTTGGGTATTGATCCTGTCCGCCTTCCCAGTGATGGCAGGGTTCCCATTTTTCGCCCCGGCGGTTTTGCCGTAGTGGGCCACACCGGCAGAATCACGACATCGGTCAGCAACGGTATGACAGTCGACTGCAGCCGAGTACGGCTATCTCGAATTAGGGTGATCGATGCAAACGGTGTTGTGATCAACACAGGCTACGTCACAGATCTGGAGGCAGGCACCGTCACCTTCAACGACGTTACCGGATACAACCAGCCGGTCACCATTGAGCATCGAATCGAAGACATGGCGGTTGTGCGAGACGTGCAAATCAACGGTGAAATCAGTTTTACCCGAGCCATTACACACGACTATCCACTGGCTGATGTCGGTGATCCCAAGTCAGGTAGCTTTGTGGCCAGCGCCCTGATCGCTGGAGACCTGTTTGCCCGCGTCAACCTTGTGTTTGACCAGTCGTCATGGAATGGCACATGGTCCGATGATTTATCGGGAACAGCGGCCACCGCTACATTTAACAACACTCAGTACCCGATACAGGTGACCAACCGAGGGGCACTGGCCGAAAGGTGGATCGTCCGATTTACCAACAGCACATCCTTTGAGGTGATCGGCGAAAATGTCGGTGTGATTGCTACAGGCAACACGAGTACCGACTGCGCACCACTTAACCCCTCTACAGGAGTTCCCTATTTTTCGCTGCCGGCTCTGGGCTGGGGCACCGGCTGGGCCACAGGCAACATCCTGCGCTTTAACACCATTGGTGCCCAGTTCCCTGTTTGGGTCGCACGCACAGTACAACAAGGACCGGAAACCGTCACCGACGATGACTTCACGTTGCTACTGCGCGGCGACGTTGATACACCCTGAGCCACTAATCCATGACTGACCTTAGCGTAAAATATTTCAACTCGGGCATAGCGGGAGCCCCTCAGGTATCCAACAACTGGGGTGATCTGGTCACTATGTTGGATGCGTGTCTGATTAATGGTTTTAACCTAAAAGCCATTGATAGTCTGACCTCAATTGATGGCGTTGCCACGGCAAACATTACCACCGGGCACACTTACCAACCTGGACAAATTCTCCGTATCGACGGAGCGAACCAACCGGAATACAACGGTGAAGTACGGGTTATTGCAACAACCGCCACAACGTTCACCTATTCGATAACAGGTACACCGACGTCTCCAGCGACCACAGCAACGAGTCTGAGCGCTGTCGTATCACCGCTCGGCTGGGAGATACCGTTTACCGGTTCCAACAAGCGCGCCTACCGCAGCAAAAACCCGCAGTCACCCGGCAACATGCTACTCATCGATGACGGTATCAAAGCCAATGAATACGTGGACACCTGGGCCAAATGGGCTAACGTCGGCATTGTTGAAGGCATGTCCGATATCGACACCATTGTCGGCGGTCAGGCTCCTTTTGACGCCAGTAAGCCCACCCAAAACTGGCAACAGTGGGAAGCCAACCAATGGGGCTGGTACAAGTGGTATCACGCCCAGCAATCCGGTTACGACATCTACGGTGACGGCGGCGGTGGCGACCGCAATTGGGTATTGATCGGTGATGACCGACTGTTCTATCTGTTCATCACCAACCAAAAATCCTACAACTGGTATGGCCGTAATTTTTACTGTTTTGGTGATATTGAGAGTTTTAAACCCGGCGATCGTTACCACACAGTTTTGTGTGCCGATGATCACTACTGGTCCAATAACAACTACTCCAGCTACCCAGGCCAATACAACGGCTATGGATTGACCCACACTCTCAACTGGAGCGGTAAAGCCATGCTCCGCAACCACACCCAAGTCGGCAATTACATCCGCTGGGGCGTGACCTCACTCAATACCGGGAACAATCAACAGATTTGTGGTCGTGGCAACTTACCCTTCCCCAATGGCGCGGATTACAGTTTATGGCTGATGCCCACCTATGTACGTCAGGAAGACGGCCACATGCGCGGCACGATGCCCGGAATGCACTGGATGCATCAGGACAGACCTTACAGCGACCAAACCATCATCGACAATGTCGTTGGGCAACCTGACAAGCAATTCGTATTGGTGCGAACTCAATACAGTTCCGATAGCGAAGGCGCCCAAGTAGCCTTTGATATTACAGGCCCTTGGCGGTAAACCGCGATGGCATTGTTACTGCTCCCGAGATTGGGAACAGGCAACCTCGTTGCCTTTAACAACAATTTCACTGTCTCCAAAGATGGCAATCCATGGGGCGATGGTGGTGCCGATACCTTTGATGGTACCCAAGGGGCTGAAGTATCCTCAGCCAACGGCTGGGTACGACTGGGAGGAAATACCTACACCACGCCGGATGGTTCCATTGATATCAGTAAAGCTCTAGGCAGTGACGCCGTCGATTTGGGCGTGTACTCAGGTTGGACGATCAATGGCATATGGGCGTGTGAGATCGAGATGGGACACGAGCCCGTTGAACCACTGGATCTCCGTTTTTACTGCAACACCGGCTATGACAGCAGCAATGCTACTGGCGTGGTCACACGGAGCTTTGATCTTGATGGCGTCACCTATGAACTCAAAACAGTATGGAGTACCAACACTGCCCAAGATGCCTGGCCAACCACGGGTGAAACCCAGCTCACAGTAACCGTTGTTCCTTATTTGGCCGAGCACAACGTACCCGGTGTTAACACCTTTGATTTTAGTCGCACCAATGACTCGGTGACCCATTACCTCAACAGCCTTTCGCGTGGCGCTACGCTCTATATTCAATGGGGAAAGGTGAATGTAGCCGATGTGCAGGACTGGATTATTGCCGATCTGGTTGCCTCTGAAGAGTTTGACCAAGCTCCCCATGAACGGACTTTGTTGGTGAACACCGCACCCGACGCTCAATTTAAATCGCTTGGTTTAGAACGGAGTCCCAATTCAGCGTTATGGAATAACGGCGAAGGCTATGCCTACAGATACCGAGCAGAAAAATACGCACCAAGAAACATCTACTTCGGTGGCAACGGTATTATTGAGGGTACGATCAAAGCCAAAGGGACGCCCAATGAGCCCTTAGCAAGGAAGGTCCAGCTATTCAGTGCCAATACCAACTTGTTAGTGGCTGAAACCTGGAGTGATCCCCAAGGGTTGTATCGCTTTGACCATCTCGATAGCGATCAGCACTACAACGTCATGAGTCACGACTATACCGGCCATTATCGCAGTGTCATTGCCAATGACCTAAAGCCCGAGGTGGCAGCATGACCATTACACTGAGTGATGCATATCAGGTCATCCGGTTAGAAGCGACCCGCAGTTTTTTAGATCGTGGCACTTTAAACGCCAGACTACGACTTTACGGTGGCACACGCCCCAATACCCCAGAAGAAACACCGACCAGTGTCATGTTGGCAGAAGTGCAACTGACCAAACCCTGTGGCAATGTCACAGAACTTACACTCACCCTCACACCGCTATCCAATGCCTTAATCACCCAAAGCGGCATAGTGACCTGGGCAAGACTGGTGAACGGTGAAGAAACCACGGTACTGGATCTCGATTGCAGTGAAACCGACGCCGGTGGCGATATTCAACTACCCCAAACCCAACTCTATGCGGGTGGCTACGCCTACCTGTCAGCCGCCAAACTCAGCTAAACCAAACCACAACAAACAATTCACTCACCGATCATATCGGAGAAATATTCATGTCTAACAACTTGTTCGATAAGGGCCGTCAGCGATTTCTGGAAGCCCAACTTAACTGGCTCACCGCTGATCTCAAAGTCGTCATGATCGATACGGGTGTCTACACCTTCGACAGTACACACGAGTTTTTCAATGCTGTGCCCGTTGAAGCCCGCATTAGCTCACCCAGCACTCTGGTCAACAAGACGAGCTTTAACGGCGCGGCTGATGCAGACGATGTCACCTTCGCGGCCGTCAGCGGTCCATCGATCGAAGCACTACTGATCTATCAGGAAGTCCTCGATGTCGATGGTGTCACGCCCAACGACGCCGCATCACCGTTAATTGCTTACATCGATACCGCCACTGGTCTACCGATCACCCCCAACGGCGGGGACATCATCGTCACTTGGGACAACGGTGTTAACAAGATTTTCCGACTCTAGGACTTATTCTCATGACGGCCCCAGCACGCTATTGGCGCATTCAATTTCGAAGCATCAACACCTACAACTACGCACAGCTCGGTATCAATCATTTACGCCTGTTCGCCAAAGATGGCGCTGAGCTCACAGCTACACCCAATACGCCACTGCTTTCCACTGCGCTGAATAACAGTCTGATCAACACCACCAGCTTCCCGCTGGAACATTTGACTGATGGCGATGATCAAACTGCGTGTGCCTTCAACTGGCCAGGGTATCGCACCACAACCACATGGCGAGCCGTGGATTTTGATTTTGGTGAGGGTAATGCGGTATTAGTGGATCATCTTCTGGTGAACGTCACTGACACCAACTACAACGGCAACAGTATTATTGCAGCCGACTCCATCGACTGGTTGATCCAATCTTCGGATGACAATGTAACTTGGGTATCTCAGTCGATGCAGTATCGACCGGTTCGTACGGCCAATACCGATTATCGAATAGCAGCGTCAGTTACATCCGATTTATATCCCATCCCTAGTCGAGATTTGCTCGGTGGCGATGGCGGTATTTACGGAATCGTGTCGGAAGATGGTGTAGCCATGCCAAACCGACCTGTGCTGTTGTTTGAGCGCGAAACCTTTTACAAAATCGGCTACACCACCACGGACCAAAATGGCGGCTACGCCTTCAATGGGCTAAACCGCAATAACGAATATCTGGTGATGTCGGTAGATCCCTCAGGACCTCCCTACAAGAATGCATTGGTTTGGGATCGCATCAAACCCATCAACACCAAAGGCAACCTTGGGCCGCAATCCGCCTTTTGGGCACGTCGTATTCGTGATCCTAACCTAGGCGGCGTGGTATCGTTTGCGGATTTCCTCGACAGCGTGGCTTACGACTTTTTTCGAGGTAACGTACTAGGAAGAGAAAGATTATACAGCACCTATCACTCGGTCTTTGCCGGATACGATTTTGCGCAAGCCACGGCAGCCGATGGCGCATTGAAGTTCATCAAATCCAACCGTACCGAAGCCGACATTGGAAATGGGCTGACACTATTCCCAGGCCTTGGAACCTTTACAGGGAACAATAATGCCAGTGTTCCCGATAACTACGCCAATCTAACCTTTGAGTTTATCTTTCAAGCGCCACAATCCAACGAAAGCTCGCTCATCTTTGTGTGGGCAGGCCGGCGTGATTCCGACGATGCCACCATGTACGGCTACGATAGTTATTATGGCTATCACATGCGCGCCACCGGCCCAACGCTGGAAGTCACCACCACGGAAATGAACGTGCGTTTTCCACTCAGCGCACGAAACAGAACAGATCCCAGAATCACATCACCCGTGATCGCTGGAGAGCACTATCATGTGATTATCGCCTACACTGAAAACCAAAGTATCGAACTGTATGTGAATGGTGTACAAACAGGCACCGCAGATATTACCGGAGCGGGACGCTTATGGGGGCATACACAATCCACCAAGGTCTTTGAAGACTGGGACAACACCAATCGACTCACCGGTGGAGCCTACAAAGAAGCCGCGATACGACGACTGGATATGCTCTACATCGGAGGTACCGGCCACAGCTATGCATCCTCTAACGATGAGCGTTACAACCTTCCGCCGGGATTTGGTGGCGCAGTGGCCTTTGCAAGCATCTATGGACGCACCTTTACCGAAGCGGAGGTTCAGCAGTTTTACGATGCCTACTCCAACACCGAAAACCATGTCGTACTGCCACAACAATCAGGCTATATGGCAGAAGTCGAAGCAGACAATCCGTCGTTCTATGTTCGATTGAATGACCTGACGCCACCACAGCGAATCGACACATTATTGGGGCACCGTGATTATCGAGCGGTCTTTGAGTCGGGTACAGAATTTAACAGCGCCCCCTTTGTGTCAGGCTCTCCCAGTATTACCACTAGTAATGGCGGTGTATTTTGTGACCGCGTGGATATTCCCAGCACCTTTACCGTGGAATGCTTTGTGCGCTTTGATTCACTGGTTGGCACCCAGCGATTATTTTTAACCCGCAAATACAACAGCAGTGCGTTTATTTATCTCTCGATGATTGATGGCGCATTATCCCTGTCAGTGAACGATCGATCAGGTACAACGACGACACAGCCATTTCCAGTAACGTTAGATACAGGCACCGACTACCACTTGGTTGTGCAATACGATCCATGGGAGCTGAAAGCCACTCGTCTATATATCAATGGAGTGTTAGCCAGTGAACTCCCGGCGTCGGCCATCCCAAACAACATTGATGTGGATTGGCTTGGCATTGGCGTCAATGTCTCAAGCACAGGACCCAGCTACTCAGAGCGAGTACAGGGGCAAATGGCTGAATTTGCGATCTACAACTACATCGTTCCAGCAGAACGTATAGCAGCGCACTACGCCGCTCGTAACGCCTAAATACCCCATAACGATCTGGAGACTGTATGGCTAGCGCACGCCCCGTCGCAGGCGCAGGCCTTGGCGATCAACACAAATTCGGACTAGCAAACTCATCCAACGCTGCAGGAACCATAGCACCAGCTGGATGGGATACCAGCCGAGTCCCGATCACAGGCTCGGTGTATTACACCGACCAAAATGGCGCCGCTGTGTGGTTTGCCTTTGAAGGCGACTACGACTCACCCAACAACCTCAATGCAGCGTTTACCTTCGGTGGATCTTCAGGTGTTACCGACGCTGGCATCAAGCTTCTAACAGGCTTTGGCATTGCAGATATTGCCAATCAGGCAACAACTACCTCAACTCAGGGTAGCGAATTCCATGCCATTGGGCGCACTCGGGTCTGGCACACAACCACCAATCTGGCGGTAATCGAGGCGGGTAAAACCGATCTCCTATTTGATAGCCTATATCAGATACCACCCACCGGTAATACCGCCTTTTACTTTGGTGGCACCATGGTGGTTGCCGCCGCCGGTTGTGGGCACGTTGAACAATTTGGTGACATTGCGGATATTCGCAAACCACTCCAAATTAATCCCGAGGGATGGCGATCACGCGGTACGTTTGGCAACACCCGATTAGGGGATCAACCGGCAGTCACGTTTGGGTTTGATAAAGCAACCGCAGCACCTTCATCCAAAAACGTTGCCTTTGATTTTGGACTCGACAAATCGGCTACCCTGACAGCAGGATACCAATCCCGATTTGGCGTCACGGCCCTACGTAACAGTGCGCAAAGCATCACTGTACTGGGTAGCGAATTTACTCGATGTGGACAAGCCTTGTGCTTTGATATCGACAGCAACGGTGCTACCGCCCATTTTGGCTTCGCACAAAGTTACTCATCACCGCCATCTGCGCTTAACGCCCCGTTTTACTTTGCGTGGGAAAGCCGAGCCATCACCGAAGGATGGCAAAGTGAACAATTGGGCGAGCCTTACATTTGGTTATTCCATAGTTTCGCTGATCCAGCTGGATGGCGTGCCACCAAGTTTGGCAACACCCTCATTGAAAACTGGGCGGAGTTTGCGGCAACACCAGTGGGTATCCCACCGGCGGGCATGGGCACACCGAAGTTTGAAATTGCGCCACGTTACATACTGACCTTACAAGCCGATTTACCAAGTTTAAATAGCCTAACAGCGGACATTAGCTATCAATCTAAAACAGAACGTCCAACAGTAGGCGAGCAAACAACGACTTGGCAGAGCACATCGACCAACGACTACGTTCAGCCACAGCGACAGCAAGATGCCCATCGTTTACCGGCTGGATGGAATGGCGGATGGTATAAAACCAAGGGCAGTAGTCGCGGGATAACGCATCGACTACCACAGGCACTGACTACCGATAATATCTACTTTGATAATCCGTACAGGAGTGCTCGATCGAATCCCCAGAACCTAATATTTACTCAACAAGATGCCACTAGCCTATGGCTACAAAAAGAACATCGCCAACAAGATGCACAAGCGAACATCTCCGCGATCGATTTTGAGCAACAAGACGGCATTCGAACCAATCGCCTTTATAGGGCTATCTGGAACATCGGCAGTCCTCTGGCATTAGTTCAGCACTACCGCTACCAAATGGCTGCGCCTTTGCTCAAAGGATGGCGAACTGTATTTCAAGCGGGACGTGTTCCACCGACCGGAACCACACGAATCAATGTTACCGAACCCCAGCAAATAGATCGTTGTTATTTCCCCAGGGCGGACCTGGTGTTTTCCACGCTGAGTTCTTCAAGTACTCAATTAATGCTTTTGTGCGATACCGCACCAGTACTACCGCCGACCAATGGCACACTCATCATTCCGATTCAGAAGGTCTACATCGTGTTCAACAACGTCAATTTAATGAGAGCCAGCGATCAAACACTGGTGCCAACCTACACCATGTCATTAAGCCTAGATGCGGATTCGTGGGCATGGGGGTTCGATGCGTCATTACCAGGCATTGCACAAGGCTTAGTTGAGCCCAACGCTGATGGTCCGGTGGAGCTAATCGCAAACGTCAATGGAACCGCGTTTCGTGTACTTGCAGAGTCTATCAATCGAGAACGGGCATTTGGAGAAACACTGATCCGTGTGTCTGGGCGAAGTAAACATGCGCTGTTAGATGCACCTTACGCGCCCATTCTGAGTTTTAACAACACGGCTGATCGCACCCATCAACAACTGTTTGATGATGTACTCCAAGTCAATGGTGTGTCACTGGGTTGGCAAATCGACTACGGATTGGAAAGTTGGAATGTACCGCGAGGTGCCTTTGCTCATCAGGGCACATACATCAGTGCATTAGCTGCTTTGGCCAAAGCCGGTGGCGCCTATCTTTTACCGAATACCGAGCAGCAAATATGTAAGGTTGTACCACGTTACCCAGCTACGCCATGGAACTGGGGCGAAATAATCCCTGATGTTGTTCTGCCAAGCAATGCAGTCAGCCGCGAGTCGATTATCTGGAAGGAGAAGCCTAACTACAACCGCGTGTATGTGAGCGGCGAAGGTCAAGGCATCCTCGGTCAAGTGACTCGAAGTGGAACCGCTGGTGATATCCTCGCTCCGATGGTCACCGATAGCCTGATCACAACTGCCGCTGCGGCTCGCCAACGAGGGCTAGCCATATTGTCCGATACCGGCAGACAACTTGAAATGGGGCTCAAGCTACCGGTTCTAGAAACCACAGGAATCATCCGACCCGGGGCCTTCGTTCAGTACGACGATGACGGCAACACATCTATTGGGCTCGTGCGATCAACCCGCATCGATGTGGGGCTGCCCGATGTTTTTCAAACGCTAGGAGTGGAATGCCATGCGTAACCTGTATCAAGAGTTTCAAAACCTTATACCTCAGCCTGCTTTACAAGTCGGTACCGTCGAATCGGTGACCGGAAACATCGCCAAAGTCAGACTACCTGGCGGTGACACACTAATAGCGAAAGGCGCCGATTCAAACTTAATTAACCAAAAGGTCTTCGTGAAAAACAACGTCATTGAAGGCCTTGCCCCCAATCTACCCACCAAAATTATCGAGATATAGAGAGGTCGCTATGGAATCCCATCAAGACAAAGACACCACCATCCAACTGCGCCTCGAAGATTTCGATGCGATTTTAGAACAGGCCGCTGAAAAAGGCGCTGAACGATGCTTGGCACACTTAGGCCTTGAGAACGGCCATGCCGCACGAGACATACGTGAGTTACGCGATCTACTCGATGCATGGCGCGAAGCACGAAAAACTGCATGGCAAACCACCATCAAAGTCATTACCACCGGTATTCTGGCGACAGCGCTCGTCGGCATTGCCATCAAGCTGAAACTCATGGGAGGCTCACAGTGATCGAGACACTACTTGGTGGATTGCTCGGCGGAGCATTCCGCCTAACACCAGAGATTCTCAAATGGATCGACCGCAAGGGTGAGCGAAGCCACGAACTCGCAATCCACGACAAAAATCTCGAGTTGGAGAAGCTACGCGCATCCACTGCAATGAAACAAGTTGAGGTAAAAGCTGAATCCGCACAGCAAGCCAAAGCCATCAACACGCTTAATTCCGCTGTTACCTCTCAAGGCATCGTCACCGGTGTCAAATGGGCCGACGCGCTATCCAGTAGCGTTCGCCCGATCATCACTTACTGGCTCATGGTGCTCTATTGCGCAGCAAAAACTGCTGTCTTTGTCGCTGCTGTGCAAAACGGTGTTGAATGGACAACCGCTACTCAGCACAGCTGGACTGAAGCTGACCAGGCGCTATGGGCAGGCGTATTGAATTTTTGGTTTTTGGGACGTGTGTTTGAAAAAAACAGTACTAGGGTCTCAAATTATACAATGTGAGACCCGAATGAAGTTATTCTAATTACAACTAATTCATATCAACATGTGGTCTCCAGTTTTTCGGTTGTCAAGTCATTCAAAACCGTGACAATACCGTTTGTATCAACAAATACTTTTTTTGTACCTCTGTTACTGCAAGAACTCCATGAAACTATCGCGTTGTAACCACCATGTATTGGTTCGTAACTTTCAAGTCTGTATAGTTCGGTATATCTAAGCCAAATAGCTAGTTCTATGGGCGTATTTATTTCTCCAAAAAATTCCAACATTTCATTTGGTGTTTGAATTAACTCTAAAGAATTTTCTATTAAAAATACCCCAAAATAGCCACAAGCACTTGGCAAACAGTCACCTCCAAATGCTAAAGGAGAAACTATATTGCTAATCTCATCTCTTAAAACTGAATCTAAGCTATCATAAATATCAAGATCAAATGAGTATACTTGAAAAGATTCTACCGGATCAGGCCAATTCTCTGAACGAATTTCCCAATATTTAACATCCAATGGAAGATCAAAACTTTTAAGTGAATATTCATCAATTCCTACAAATGTATAACTAAAACTTTCAGATTTATCAGATGAACTTTCTCCACATGCTGTCAAAATAAACGACAGTATTATCGCAAAACATAGTTTTTTCATTTCAATTTACCCTAAAGGTCAAAATCAAATTAAAAAATATTGATTATTTATCTATTCACTAATAACAAAATTCTCATTATAGAGCCATAATTAATCAATAACATGTTGAATAGTACTTCACATAAACAGTATTTGAATTGGCGGAGTCTTCACCCAATCCATTTACACCAATAACTCGAACATAGTAATTTCCAGAACTTCGCCCTAATTGAGTATAACTATTTGATGATGTAGTTTTAAATGTTGACCAAGGCCCTGTAGGAAATGTTGATTTTTCCAATCTATAATATGTATCTTCAACACTTGAATCCCAAGAAAAAACCCCTTGAGAATAACAATAAAAAGTATCAAAATTTAAACTATGTGACTTATATGCACCATAATCCATTTTCAATCTAATTATATCCAAATTAGAATATGCATAAGCCCAAGGAATAATATTACCATTTTTACCAGTTAACATTGGAAGCGTTTGATCAAAGACACATGTTGGTGTTGAGTATGAGCCATAATGCATTATCGAATTAATATCATAAGGTGTATCAGTTGTAGAATTTGAGATCAAAGAAAACTGATTTGAACAATCATCTAAGTTTGAATAATTAATATTTATATATGAATCTCTATCGCTTCTTGAGTGCTCATGTATATATCCAATTGCATGCCCAATTTCATGAATTATAGTTCTAGAATCCATACATCTTAGAGTAATATATTGCTTTGAACCAGTCTTACCTACTGCAGACTGACCACAAGCCCATAAATCCGGATCAAATGTAAACTGTACGTAACTACCTTGATTAGTTCTAGGAACAAATTGAATACCGAAAGTATTTTCAGCATAAGATAATTGATTCAAAATAGTAGTTTTTTGTGCTGTTGATAGTGTTTGTGAAAATGTATATGGCACTATACTTTGTGCCCAATAACCCCCTATTTCAGAACCGCCACTGGATTTTCCAGCTAATGATAAAATCATATATTCGTCTTGAAATATTCCAAGCTTATTTTTAAAATCGAATACTGATCCTAATTCCATATCACCTTGAAATATCACCTTTCCTCTTTTAAATTTTACGGGAATCTCATCAAATACCCATTCGGCGTGTTGATTTCTATATTTTACTTTTAGAATTTGTCCATCATTAGAGTTAGTCTGCGCGAACGAATTTTGACTATATATGCCCAAAGTCAAAACCAACATACTCAAGATCGAAATATACGATTTAATTGTTAACCAGTAGCTTCCATTGTTTTTCATTGTTCCATCCTCGATTTTTTAATATTGGCAACACATTCAGTTCATTTATGAGCAAAAAGTATTCACCAATAATAATTTCGAGAATTGGAGTACATGAGTATCATTTTTTTTCAAAAAATCTTATTTAAAGAATTTTTAACAACGAGATCTTCATAGCCAACGGGGTGAGTCTGGAGGAACCGGCCTAGCTTTGGATGATAGACCCTAGCTTTGTAATGATACAACTCGGTGCCCGGAAGGATAATCTGGCCTGTGTATCTAAAGCGGGAGCCATTGAATCCTGGCCCCGACTAACTAGGCTTTGAATTCAAAAGGTAATCAATCTTCTAAGATTATCGTGTATGAAAATACTACGGGGAGCTTGAGGTCTACTATTAGCTGATTTATTACATTGGGTAGCTCAATAATATCACTGTCAACTTCCGAAAAAATCGAAACAAAGAGTTCAACCTTACCTTCACTGACTTTATTTAAGCAGCTTTTCAATTTTGACGAATCAAAATTATCATCTATATCAATAACAAACACAGAGTTTTCGGGGTTTTTAAAATAATCCTTCGTAGTGAAATTAAACTCTACAAATTCTTTTTCTAAAAACGCTACACTGCTTTTGTCGATATCAATAAACCTTAATGAATAATCAACGTCTGTACACTCTTGCATTTACTTTTACCTGCTATTTTTGAATTGGTCTGCCAAATCCAGCAAATCACTATAACTATAATTGTCACTGCCTCCTTTACCTTCGGATTTTTTCTTTTTTTCGATAAACTTACCAAATTCTTTCCTATTTATTCCAGCTGAACGAGCTGCGTCATCGACTTGTTTACGATCCTTCTTATTCGCGCCTCTAGTTTTGGGCCTAAATTTCTTTCCATCCATTTTCGATTTTGCAATTATACCGCCAATTGCCACAATTTCTTCTGTTACGGAATTTTCACTAGCTTCATGTGCAAATTCACCTTCAGGATCTCGTTCTCCTTCTGGAACTACGTCAATACCAGCTTCATGCATTGCCGATTCAATTATTGGTTCGATAAAATCTGTTATTGTATCCTCAATTTTGCAGATAACTTCAGACTCTGAGCTTCCTTGGGAACACATTCCAGAAGGATCTGTATGGTTTGCAGGATCATTCGCCACATAGGTATTAGGAGTATATTCTGTTCCCTAGATAGATTGTTTACTAAAAGCTAATTTTCTCAATAACTCATCCAAACAAGTTCCACCTATTTTGTCAAAAGCTGCATAAGAAATGTCTTCACCTGTACGTTTATAAACTTTTCTCTCAACGCCTGAAATATATGCCATATTAATAGAGGGCCTCCATTTAATTCCCAATTTATATCGGTAATTATCTGATTCAAGGCCAATATATAAAAATATGTCGTCTTGATTTTCACCTAGGTTAGCTAATGTCGGTTTTGTTGATTTTAAGCATGAGATAAGTTGACTAACGGCATTATTATTTAATGCTTCCAACGGTTTTTTAAAATTTTCAGATGAATATATTTTTACGGTTAAGTTTTGTTCATTATAAAAAAGATCACTATAAAACTCAGCTCTTGATGGACCAAGGAACCATCCTAATATTCCAAAGCCTACATAACCCATTATGAGTATAGCTACAACCATTCTAATTGATTTGCTAATGATCATTTTTTAATGCCATTCTTATTGCATCGGCTACGGCATCTACTGTATCTACAGCGATTTGTTTCCAGTTTTTCTCTCCTGTTGTCTCAAATGTGCCAACCCCAGTTCTACTATGACCTCCAAAATCTGTTGGTACACCTACTACATCACCTGAGATTTGAAGTCCGGTAATAGCTGCACCATCAGAAGATGGTAATGTGGTTATTATATCCCCTGAAACAAGCGCACCATCCACACCATTTGCCATATAAATACCACTAAGTGCAGCGTCTGTATCAGATGTAAATAGAACTGAAGCTTCGAAGCCTGCTCCAGCACCAGGAGTTGAAATATCTGATCCCGCTTCTGCACTACTATAATTCCCCCAACTTATACCCTTCTGAGAGATATTAACCCATTTGCCAGACGCTGCAGTTCCAGACAAACCAGCATTTCCATTAATTTGTCAGCCAATAGTAAAAACAACCTCTCCAGTTGGATCAGTTGCATTCATGGGATCACTAACCACATAGGTGTAAAGATTGATCTGATCTTCATAGCCAATTGGGTCAGTCTGGAGGAACCGGCCTAGCTTTGGATGATATACCCTAGCTTTGTAATGATACAACTCGGTGCCGGGAAGGATAATCTGGCCTGTGTATCTAAAGCGGGAGCTACTGCTGTTGATTGGCTCTCCGAAGGGGCCATATTGATGTTTTAGGCTTACTGCTCCAGTGGTACTAGTTTCAGTAATGATAGAGCCTCGCTCATCAGCCAATAGGTACCTGAAGATGGCCATCAGAATGATATACTCCATTCTGATTCGTTACTCTACCAGTATTATCAACCCATACTTTGAAGTCACCTCCAGAAGCTTGGTTTATATAATTGGGAATTTCACTTTGGTCTATTGTTAAAGATTGAGAACGAACATCTACAGCCCGATTGCCTTGGTTATCATTATGAAACGACCTGCTTCCTCTGCCTCTGACATGTTCACCAGTAGAATGAGAATATACTCTTCCGTCCTCTCCTATATAGCTGTCACCTCCTGTACTGCGCAATATTGCAGCAGCGGACACACTCGAAAAGCTTGAAACGCTACTGCCGTGGAATACTCAGAAATCTATCTAAGTTACTGGGTGAAGTATGAAGGGCAAGGTGTCGATTTAAGGGCGCTTACAAAGCTCCTGTTTTAGCAGCTGTAGCAGCTGCATCAACACCATCACCAACAACAGAACCAAGAGCACCACCAACCGCACCTAAGGCTGCGCCAGTTGCAACTCCATCTGTTAAATTATTACCAACAATAGCATTATTGCCAACAGTTGAGACTGCACCAATTGCACTTCCCGCAGCAGCATTACTAACACCTCTTGCGACAATACTACTTGTCAAGGTGGCAATACCTCGCCCAAAATGCTTCCTTAATCGGATAATTCCTCTAAAGCATTCTTTGCACTAACCAATAGTTGATCATCATTCAAATCATCCTCATCTCTAAGCTCATCATCAGCACAATAAGCATCAGTATCTATGAACAAATTATTGAGTACATTATAAATATTCTCTGGCAACTCTGCTGCTTCAGCTTTTTACATTTCAAGATAGGAACTCTCAAATTGCGGAGCTGAAATTTTACCTTCAACAAATTTATTAAGCAGCAAAACGTACTTTTCAATCAAGGCAACTTTGTTCATAGCTTGCCATCCTTAAGAACATGCTGTAACTGCTGAGAATTTAGCTTCCAACCACTCAAAAAGTTGCCATTAGGGTTCTGTATTACAGTTAAACCAGAATTTGGATTCGTCTGGAATGTAACAGGATTTCCTCTGTATGTTCCTTGAATTTCTTTAGTGCCTGGTGCGTTTATATGTTTTTGAATAGCTTGGTTAAATTTATCTGCATTTGCTTTACTAAAGTTGCCCTCTACATTGATCAAAAGTCCAACGTTCTGCATGGGAAGAATTATTGTTATTGCAATAACAACTAAAAATATTACCAGCAAAAATAGACGCGCCTAAAGCAAAGAACAAACTAGCTTTTTATTTAAATGGCGATTCATATTAGTTGCATGCTTTATAATCTGAGCAAGAATCTGAGGTTCCAATTTTTGCACCTTCAACATCAGAAGTACCGATTGTTACAAATACTTCTCCCGTTTCTTCATCAACAATAGCCCTTGCAAGAGGCGAGGAAATTCCAAGCTCCTTTTGTAGTTTTGAGTTCCAACTATTCGCTAGGGATTCAGCAATACCCAAAGCTTGGTCAGTAGGTAAGTCATCGAATAAACCTGTTATCTCAAGAAGGTTCATCCAAAACTGAGCCTGAGTGGGGCTATGACCGTTGCTCAATAACTCTTGATAACGCTCAGCACTAAACAACTCCGAAACAAAAATCATGCCATCTACCGTTTTGAAATCAGGCCAGAACAGCCGAGCAAACCATAGAATAAAATCAGCGGCCAATCCCTGTGACTTATAAACTGCATGCAGGTAGTCAAAACCTGAAACAATGCGCCCCACATTCGCGGATACGAAGGAAGCGAAATCAAACGGTTTATTGTCACTCATTTCAAACTCCTGGAATTTCGTCCGAACGAGGAGGTCGCACGCGCCCCTTATCAATGAATTCACCTCCATCTGGAGTGACGTTCTTTCCCGCCTCCTTCACGTTAGGACGCGGGATTCCTCCATGGTCTTGACCTGAACCGCGATATTGTTTCCACGTACCATCACCATTGTGGGTTGTGTACTGACCATCCTTGCCTGACTTCTCAATAATTGAGTGAGGGCGCCCTTCTGCTTCTTTCAGCGGTACTGGTGGTTTATTCCGAGACTTACCTGAAACCTTTGTTACATTTTTAGCACGTTGCTCAGATCTTGCGGCAGATCTAACACCAGCACCCAAACCTGTCGCGCCAGGTACAGCAGCCCCAATTAAATCAGCACCCAATGCGGCAAGATTGGTCTCAGTAACGCCTTCTACCGCTATAGTATATAGGTCATAAGCTATGAATCCTATATCAGCTATAGTGTCGATTATCTTTCCAGAAGGATCTGTATGGTTTGCAGGATCATTCCCCACATAGGCATACAGATTCATCTGATCTTCATACCCAACCGGATCGGTCTGCATAAAGCGGCCGAGTTTAGGATTGAAAATCCGCGTGTCGGTGGTTCGATTCCGCCTCCGGGCACCATTTTCAAAGGGCTTACAGCAATGTAAGCCTTTTTTGTTTG